CTCCTGTTGACCAAAATACACAGAGCACAATTAACAATGCCGATATTCATTACATTGGAGCAAGAAGCAGTTCAGGTTCTGCCGAATTGTTTTTTGACGGGTGTATGGCCGAAGTCAACTTTGTTGACGGCTCTGCGCTTGAGCCCACATCATTTGGGGCGTTTGACGATAACGGCGTCTGGCAAGCTGCCGCCTATAGCGGAACATTTGGAACAAACGGATTCCATCTGCTGGACTTCGCTAATGAGTCAACAGTGGGCCACGACTCAAGTGGCAATAACAACGACTTCACGGCAAACAACCTTGATGGTCAGACAACTTTCAGCAGCTACAACCTCGATGTAACTTCTACACCTTTTCAAGATATTGGCACATCGGTAAGTATTTCAAACCCATCGGTTAGTGGTCAAACAGCTGTAAGCACGACAACTGCTGCCACAAACTCTTTTAATCTGACAACAGTTGCAGACGTAGGTTCTGCAAACTTTTTAAGATCAGGGTCTCTTACCATCCCACCTGTTTACACTATTGACTATTACTATCGCGCTGATGGCACTCAAGTAAGTAACGCAAGGGCGATCAGATCGCACGACGGTACCCGCAGCATTCTTGATGATTATGGATCACAAACAAGCAGAACCCTTAGATTGAATAATGGCTCAGGCAATGTAGATACAACTTACTCAATCACAAATGGAGCGTGGAACCATGTAAGAATTACGCCAACTGGCGTTTGGGTAAACGGTACTTCTGTTCAATCAAGTCCGCCCAACATTGGAGGCATTACTGTCGACTATGTTTCTCACGGCGGCCTCAAGGAAAGCACCTCGTATCAACTTGCGGGCGAAATTGGTCCAGTTCGCATTGCTCCAGTTGATTTAGGAGCCCCTGCATCTGGTGGGCTTGTGGCCAATTCTGATGGCACGTTAACTACTTTGACTGGTGATAATCCCAACACTGATGTTCTGTTTGACGTACCAACGAACGGCACGCAGTCAGACACTGGTGCGGGCGGAGAAGTTTCAGGGAACTACTGCGTTCTTAACCCTCTTGACACTGATTCTTCCGGCAAAGTAACAGTGTCAAACGGTAGCCTTACTGCGACCGGAAATAGTAATAGATATGGATTTGCGAGAGGCACAATAGGCGTAACTTCCGGCAAGTATTACTTTGAGGCCTCAGTTAACGGTAATAATGCTGCTGGTATTGGAGTGTGTGAAGCAAATGCTCCTGATCAAGACGCTTTAGGAGACAGACTTATTGCGACGGCCTACAGAAACTATGTGTATTGCGGCAGTTCTTTGCAGATTTTTATTAACGGTTCATCGGTTTACACCGGATCAGCTGTTGCCGATGGGGACATCATTGGTGTTGCAGTAGATGTTGACGCAGGCAAGGTTTGGTTTAGTCAAAACGGGGTTTACCAAGGGTCTGGCACGCAAGATCCTGGAGCTGGTACTGGTGGATATAGCCCAACAAACATTGATTCCGCAACACCACTTTTCCAAGATGGCGGTGGTTCACCAGTGCCTGTCGCTCATTTCAACTTCGGCCAGCGTGAGTTTGCCTTTGACGCCCCAAGTAATTTTAAAGCACTTTGCACAACGAACCTCCCGACCCCGACGATTGCCCAGAGTTCGGATTATTTCAACATTAAAACGTGGACTGGCACGGGGTCCTCTAACCCAATCACGGGCTATACCTTCGCAGTAGATTTTGCATGGATAAAAGCGCGAAACAACGCTGGTTCAAACGCTTTACTTGATACGGTCAGAGGCGCTTCATTAGTTTTGCGAAGTGACACACCTTTGACTCAAACCAATAACACCAGTGTTTTCAGTTCATTTGATAGCGATGGATTTACGTTAGGTGCGGACACTAGCAATGGTTGGACTAATTACAACACTTGGACGTATGTTGGCTGGGGTTGGAACGCCGGAGCAAATAGCAGCAAGACTTACACCGTCACTGTTGTTAGCGACAGCGGCAACAAGTATCGCTTTGACGGTCACGGCACCAGTGCAGTAACGCTTGACCTTGCTGAAGGCAGCACCTACATCTTTGACCAGTCAGACAGCAGCAACGCAGGCCATCCCCTGCGGTTCTCCACTACGTCTGATGGAACGCATGGCAGCGGCAGTGAATACACCACGGGTGTAACAGCTACTGGAACGCCTGGCAGCGCAGGAGCCAAGACAACGATTGTTGTTGCTTCTGGTGCGCCAACTCTGTATTACTACTGCACCGCGCACAGTGGCATGGGTGGGCAGATCAATACGAACAGCACTGCTGGTGCAACTGTATTGTCAGGCAGCCTGAATAGTTCTGTTTACAACCAAAGCCAAACATGGAGTGATCTTGTTACGGGAACACTCGATACTCAATATGGAAACTCTAGTGCAACAGCACCTTTTGATGGTGATACAGGCTCTAGTTACTCTGACGGTATCAGACCAACCTCCGGTAACTATTTGTCTATGAATTTTGGCACGACGTTTGCCAATGCAACGTCTGTCAAAATTTACGGCCATGCTTCATTGGACGGGGTTACTTATACAGGTGCTAATGAAAATCTCAAAATCAATGGCACTGCTATTGGTAGTAGCGATTGGGCGGACAATGGTGGCGGGGCTGGACAATCGAGCGCTACTTTTACCTTAAGTAGTGGCTTGACTTCTCTGGAGTGGGGCTATTCTTCTGGTTCCGCATCGACTGGATATTTATATTTGCAGGGCATTGAAGTTGATGGCAAACTGCTAGTTAATTCTGGTGTTACACCTCCTACCAGCGTCCCATCAATCAATTCAGTAGTCAAAGCCAACCCAGAGGCTGGGTTTTCTATTGTTCAATTTGAAGGATCTGGCACCGCTGGTGACAGCGTGGGGCACGGCTTGTCGGACGCCCCTGAGCTCATTTTCTTCAAGAACATTGACAACAGCACTGGATACAGTTGGCGCACATTTACTACTGCGATTGACGGGTCACTTGATCGTTTATTCCTGAATGGCACAAATGACAAGGCTGACCAAACGGGTGCAAGTGTTCCGGATAATTCTGTGTTCTATGTAGCCTCAAACCTTGACCATAATAATTTGAATGACACAATAATTGCCTACTGCTTTACTTCTGTCGATCAGTATTCTCGCGTCGGCGTCTACACCGGCAACGGTTCATCCAGTGACGGCACGTTCGTTTACTGCGGATTTCGTCCGAGGTGGGTGCTAATCAAGGCAACTTCAATCAGCGGCCAAAATTGGTACATACTGGATGCCGCAAGAGACCCCCATAACTTGACCGCGAACAAATTAGAGCCGAACACCAATAATGCCGAAAACGCTAGTCCAAATACAGCGACAACAAATAGTCTTGATCTTTTGAGCAATGGCTTCAAGCTAAGAACCAACAACGATGGCACGAATCAATCTGACGCTACTTATATGTATCTCGCTATTGCTGAAAACCCGTTCCAAGCTAATGGCGGGCTTGCTCGTTAAACTCACACCATCGTTTTAATCCCATGGGCTACCAGCTCGCTGACGGAACAAAACTGCCACTGGATGTTGCCTGGACCGATCCAGACGGCATCCAGCGTCCTGCTAACTGGTTGCGGTTGAGCACTGCACGTGACCGCGAGTTGCTTGGCATCACATGGGTTGCCAACACCAGCAATAACTACGATGCGCGGTTTTATTGGGGCGTAGACAACCCCAAGCAGCTCAACGATGAGCCCGCTGTAGATGCTGAAGGCAATGAGCTTGGCTATACACAGACCGGCCTGAAAACGCTGTGGAAGGCAAAGCAGAACGACATCGCTGCAAGCCTGCTTGCCCCTTCTGATTGGCGCGTTGTCAAAGAGCTGGAGGTCAACAGCAGCTTCAGTGCTGCCAAGACTGCTTATCCAACTGAGTGGCAGACCTATCGCGCTGCAGTGCGTACAGCCTGCAACACGCGCCAAGCTGAGATTGACGCTTGCTCTGACGTTGCAGCGTTGAAGGAACTGCTGTTTGGATCGGCACAGATCCAGCAAACCGACGATGATGGCAACGGTGTTGTGGATGCTGACGGCAACCCCGTCATGATCGCCAACCCCAATCTGGCTACCGCTTGGCCTGATCCTGTCGAATGACGTTTCTGGCTGGTGTCGCAACAGGCGTCCTGCTGGTGCTTGGCTGGGCGCTACTTTCTATTGCTGCTGAATGATGCAACGACCTGACCCGATGATCGCGTCTAAGCCTGGAGCGCAAGACGTACAAGCGATGACGGCAAGAACCCTGTGGCTGGAAGAATTGTTCTTCTTGGATGGCCGTGACCAGATCAGTCATCCTCAATATGGCCTATTCACCGGCTTGGCCCTGAAGTATCAGAACCTGGAATCAACTGACGGGATCTAATGGCTAAATCACTTAGCGGACAAAATTTTGTTCCTAGCAAGCCAAAAAAGACACGTCAGGGGAATGGATCACATTCAAAACCGTCCCATGGACGTAAGAAGTATCGTGGCCAAGGAAAACGTTAACCCTCTTTCCCATGCTCAAAATTTTGATTGCGAGTGGTGTCGCCGTTTCAGCAGCTGCGCTGGCATCTCCTGCTCTCGCAGACGTGTATGTGAACCCTGAGTTCAACGGCGGTTCCTACGGCGACGATTATCTGGGTGGAACGCTCAACCTGGATATTGGTTTTGAGGGCTCTTCAGGTGCATACAGCTATTACATCCAGGGCGGTCCTGCGATTGTGATGCCCAACGGTGCCGAAAACGAGGTTGAGTTTGCTGGCAAGTTCGGCGGTTCAATCCAGGCATCCGAAAAGGTCTCTGTTTACGGAGAGCTGAGCGGCATGACTGGCGATGAGCTTTCTATTGGTACGAAGCTTGGCGCTAAGTACAGCTTCTGAGCTATAACAAGCACAGCTTCCTCACACGTTGCTGCAATGGGCTCCCGAGAGGGGGCCTTTTGTTTTATCTGGAGCGATCATGCAAAAGCTTTTCAACGTGATGTCCGTTGCAGCATTCACGATGTCTGCGGGGATAGTTGCTGGGTCGGTGATTCTCTACACCCGCATTCCAGCGCTCACGAAGTATTACATGAGCGAGTTGACGCTAGAGATGACGAAGATCGTCACCAACATGGTGCCGGGCAAGATTGATGAGGTCATGCCAGAACTCCCGACAACTACGGGTCCAGCTGTGCCTTTCAAGCTGCCTTGACACAAGAAAACCCCGCCTAGGACGGGGTTCTCAAGTGCCGACGCTCTAGCAGAACAGAGGCTGATCTAACAGCTTGGGAACTAGGTCTAGCGTACGCAGTGACGGGCTCCGGACGCAGCGGTGGCCTATATGCGTATGCCATTTATAGCACAGGAGAGATCATGTCACCATCTTGGTGTTGGCGGTTGGATCGTCGTCATGAGCTTCAGGCCCGAAGCCTTCAGCCTTGATTTTTGCCATATCAAGTTCTGGCGCGGGTGTTTCGGCTTTCTGCTCAAAAGACGCAAGCCATTCGCGTAAAGCGTCACCAGTTGGCGTGCCTTTAGGCCATTTAACCCACTTGAGGATGGCTTTTGGATCGGTAAACGGTCTGGCAGTTTTGCCGCACAATACGGTGTAAACAACAGGCGGCCCTTCGCGTCTGCGGTTACGTTCAATCCAGAGCTGACCTGCTGTAAACCGTTCTGATTTCATGCCAGAGATTCCTGAGATCGGTGTAAATGCAATCGGCGTTCCAATGATCTCTGTAGGTCAGCCGATACCACCACCTGTTTTACCAGCAGCACCGCCAGTTACGTCTACGCGGTTTCCGATTATTGATATGCCTGGGTGTGTACGGGCAAGGATTGCTGTTGGCAATGGAACGGAAACGTTTGAGGAAGACCCGCGTGGGAACGTGACCTTGTGCACTGGAGCGGTTCCGATCTATGAAGCGCCGGATTACAGGCCAAGAGACTTCACCTGGGTAGAGCCACCAAAGGCAGACATAAAAAAGCCGGAGGTGGCGTCTCCGGCTCAAGATGCAGTCCCTCTTCCAAAGCCGGGTGACAAGGCCGACATCCCAAAATTGCCTAAAGATCCACCATGTCCACCTTTTGGATCGAAAGAAATCGGATCGTTTAACAAACTCGGAACAAAGGTTCTTGCGGGTTATGAGCTGCAAGATGGCAAGTGCGTAAAGCTCTGGGATCCGGTGCCTGTTGGGCAGGTGATTCAGAACTATGTACCTGATGCTGGTCCGACCGTATCGGTTGCGTTGACTGCTGCGATTGCAACGACTGTGGCGATCTTCGCCAAGCCGATTGCATCACTCTTGCAGAAGCTGGCTAAGCCTCTAACAAAGAAGGTGGTGAAGAAGGTCAATCAGAAGCTTGGCCGTAAGGTAAAACCGGAATCTTTACAGCAGCGGCGGGTGATTCAGCGTCACCGGAATCAAGCCATTCGCGATCTAAGGCGGGCTTTGGGTAAATGATCTGGTGCGTGTGACCTTCCACCGGCTTGGGTTTTAGGACGACATCAGCGCAGATCGAATAAAACGGTGAGGTCTTGGCAAAGCCATAACCCTCACGCAGTGCTTTCGCACATGCGGAAAGCCTGCCCATCTCGTAGTTGAGCCGCTTGTCAGCTAAGGATTGCTCGTAAAGCGCGATTTGTTTCTTGGCGGCCTGCTTACACAGCTCAATCGGTCCACGATCCAGAGGGATGGAGAACGTTGCTGTGATGCCAAAGTTATTGCTGAAGTTCTGGCGGTAGCCTGTGCGCTGCGGCTTGTAATACAGGACTTTGCCAGGGTTATCTGGAACGCCATCTGGTCCATCGAGTCCTGTTTCTGGGTCGATTAGGCCAAAGTTGTCGCTGTTGTCGTAAACGGGCTCTTGATAATACTGATTGTCTGGATTGCCAAAAGAATGCGTCGAAGACGCAAAGGGGGAGATGTTTAGCGTTGGCGAGTCACACTGAATGTTTGAGCCGTATGAATGCTTGATGTACATTCCCGGAGTGATCTGGACAGCCTGATTAACGACTGAGCCACTGCTGTTTGAGACGGGGGATGCAGTTGCACTGACTTGTGCTGCTGCTGGAGCGGTGTAGAGCAGGCTGAGCAGCAGGACAGAAGCTGTTGCTCTCATTGGCTAAACGTGCTTGTGGAGTCGATGACGGTTTCAATCAGAGTTTCGCGGTCAATTATGACTTTCTCAATCAAGCCAGGTCCGCTGTAGGTTTCCGCGAATTGGAATGCTGCGCCAGGCGTTGTCTGCACCCAGTTAGCCCGAGAAGAAAGGTTGAGGGAGGTCGAGCCAGCTGATGGGCTTACCTTTCCTCCAACAGGTTCGACTCCAGTTCCGCTGACGCTGTATTCAAAGCCAGTGCGATAGGACTCCGAGACGATCGACTCTTTGACAATCGTTTTGGACTCAGTGTGCGACGACACGATGCCCTGGCTGAAGTTGGGCACGACTGGAACGGCCATTGCTGATGATGGCAGCAGCAGCAGAATGATCAGCCGTTTCACCGGGTTGTCAGCTCACTGATGACTTGACCGATTGCACTGGTATTGGCGCCACCAGCGGTGACTGTAATAGCGCCTGCAGTCGTAATCGTGCCAGCAAGGGTTCCTGCTGTGCCAGCAGCAGTTGAGGTGACATCGCCAAAAGCAGGCACTTCACCGACGGTTGGAGCGGACGTTGGAATGGTGTCACCGACGGTGTAGCTGTTGGCAAAGCTGAAGGAGTTGCCGCTGGTTGCTTGTGAGGCGGTAACGGTAGTCAGCGCACCAACGCCATTAGTGTGAGCACCCAAACCGCCAACAACACCAGCAGTAGTGCCATCAGTGGTGCTGACGCCTGAACCGCTGATGCTGTAAGTATTACCGACGCGGATAGCGCGAGTAGAAGCACCGCCAACCTCCAGTTGTACTGAGCTTTGAATTTTGTGGGTTAAATCAGCACGAGCAGGCAAAGCAGCTGCCAATGTGATGCCCAATACCAAAAGTGAGCGGTTCATTTGATGCCGGTTTTGGAATCTTTGTTTTCAACGATAACGCTCTTCTCCTCTTTCTTCTTCTGACCGTTGCGACCCACAGAAAGGCCATAGCTGGCAGCAGTAGAGCTGAGCAATGATGCGCTGAAGGTCACATCGATCGATTGCTTGAACATGCCTAGATAATTGGCTGTGATCACGCCCATAGCCCAGATCATGATGGTCAGGCGAACAAAGTCGCCAAGCCATCCATTGCTGTGGTCTTCCTGCTCCTCTGACTTCGTTTCCTTAGTCTCTGCCATGATTGAGCAAGTGTTAGGGGCGGGTCATGGTTGAAGTCTGGGCCGCCGTTGCTGGCGCGTCAATCACAGTGGCTGGTTTAGGCGCTTCAGGGATTAGCCGCCAAAACCGAAACGGACAGGATTCGTTAATCAGGCTGACGGCTGCTGTTGATAACCTCTCTGGCCGTCTGGATATTTTGCACAACGACATTAAGACGAAGGATATGGAAGTCTTTGCCAGATTGAACGAACTGGAGCGTTCAGTGGCGCGACTGGAAGGACATAGCGATAGGCATTAACGTAATAGTGTTATTCAAGGCAGTCCCATGCTTTTGATTCTCAAGCCGATCTTGATGACCGCGTGGAAATCAAGAGCGTTTAAGGAATTGATCGTGGCGATGTTGGAGAAAATCGTTGCAAGGACCGACAATGATTTGGACGACTTGGCAGTGAAGCACGTCCGTGAAATGCTGCTTCCTGACACAAGAGTTGAAAAATAGGTGTCGTCCGGCATCATCCAGTTGACCTTGCTGCTGATGGCTATGGGTCTTGCCCTACTGCCGTTTTTCCAGTTTTTTCGTGGCACGCCCCATCAGCTGGCTGCAATTAAACAACTTGAGGAGTCAATGCCGCCGGAACTACTGGAGGAGCACGAGGCTGATTGGTTTCAGGCGTGGAAGGAGAGTGGATATGACCAGCAAGTCTTCATGCCTTACTTCAGACAGCTCGATAACGAGACTGGAACGGGATACCGCGAGTGCTTCAGTTCAGCAGCTGCGATGGTGGCAGCGTTTTACAAGAAGGTTCGGACTGATGATGAGTACAACAAGATCCGCGCCAAGTATGGGGACACCACGTCAGTAGAGGCTCAGCTAGCAGCGTTACGCAGCCTGGGCCTGGAAGCTGAGTTCCGTAAGGATGGTGATGCTGACATGGTGGAGCTGGAGATCGAAGCTGGCAGACCAGTGCTGGTTGGCTGGTTGCACGCAGGCAACATGCTTTTAGGCGAACCACCGATGTGCAATGGCCTTGGCTGTGGTCATTGGAGCGTGATCAGCGGTTATGCAGGCAAGAAAAGCAACGATCCAGAGTGGATTATGCAAGATCCTCGTGGCTATCCCGAAATGGAAAAGGGTGGTCACAGTAATCCGCATCTGGGGCGTAACGTCCGTGTGAGGCAGGCAGCGTTTTACCAGCGTTGGCAGGCAGAAGGCCCTGGAACGGGATGGGTGATCCTCGTGAATGAGTGAGTTTTATTGGATCTGGGCGTATATCACTGCGTTTTGGACGACTGTTGTGGTGCAGTGTGCCAAGCCTGTGAACTGGG